TTGGAGCAAGTGAGGGCGGAGAAGTATCGGAGATCATTGAGGGAGTTTACGAAGGCTAGTTGGCCGTCTATCGAGCCTGCTCAACCTTTCATAAACAACTGGCATATCGATGCAATCTCTGATCACCTACAGGCTGTTGTGGAAGGTGATATCAAACGTCTGATTATAAATGTTCCCCCAAGACACATGAAATCTATTTCTGTGGCCGTGGCACTGCCTGCTTGGACTTGGACGAAGCAACCTGACAAAAAATTCCTTTATGCCTCTTACGCAAGCTCTCTGTCGGTCAGGGATAGCGTTAAGTGTCGTAGGTTGATCGACAGTAACTGGTATCAAGATCATTTTGGCGATGCATTTGATTTAACCTCTGACCAAAACCAAAAGCAACGCTTTGAGAACAATAAGACTGGTGCGAGGATTGCAACATCGGTTGACGGGGCGTTAACTGGTGAGGGTGGTGATATAATTATCATTGATGACCCACATAATGTGAGGGAGAGTGATTCTTCGCTTGTCAGGCAGGGTGTACTGGACTGGTGGGATCAGGCGATGCAAACCAGACTGAACGACCCCAGAACTGGTGCATTTATTATTATCATGCAGAGAGTACATGAGAATGACTTAGCAGGTCACATTTTAGCTAACGACCTTGGCCAAGAATGGGATCACTTATGTTTGCCTGCTCGATATGAGATAGGCCACCCAACGCCAACGATATCAACACTAGGCTTTGCTGATCCCAGAACTAAAGAGGGAGAATTACTTTGGCCAGAGAGAGTAGATAAGAAAACACTAGACAGTCTAGAGAAATCACTTGGAAGTTACGCAAGTGCAGGTCAGCTACAGCAGAGGCCATCCCCGAAGGGTGGTGGAATCTTAAAGGCCAAGTGGTGGGTTCCTTGGGAGAGCCAAGACTTGCCGTCGAACATCGAGTACGTCATTCAGAGTTACGATACTGCATTCAGCACTAAGGAAACCGCAGACTACTCAGCTAGGACAACGTGGGGCGTGTTTAGACATGACGGCATGATGAACATCATGGTTCTTGATATGTGGTACGACAGGGTCAGCTATCCTGACCTAAGACGCATTGCCCAAGATTCATATGAGGAGTGGGAGCCTGACGCAGTGTTGATCGAGAAGAAGGCTTCAGGTCAATCTTTATTACAAGATTTACGCATGGCAGGAATACCTGTATTGGAATATTTACCTGACCGTGATAAGCAAGCCAGAGCGCACGCAAGTTCCGCATTGTTAGAAGATGGAAGAATCTACTATCCTTTTGACAAGAAGTGGGCTAAAGATTTAATTGACATTTGTTCAGCATTTCCTGCTGGAGATAATGACGACATAGTTGACACATGTACTCAAGCATGGCTAAGATTGAGAAAAGGTTGGTTTGTCAGCCACACTAACGATTACGAAGATGACGAATTTGTTGAAACAAGGAGGATGACTCTGTATGGCTAGGTCACCAATTTCACTCACTGAAAAGTTAGCACCATTTGCGGAAGCGACTCCAGCGGATAATTTCCAAGTTGAAGAAATATCAGACGAAGAGGTTCTGGTCGGAGATCCAGAATTAGACGATGGCATGATGGATGAGCCTGAGAATGAATTTGATTCCAATCTAGTAGAATCAATTGATGCTCAAGATTTATCCAGAAAAGGTCAGACGCTTATTTCTTATTATGAATCAGATAAGGAATCTCGATCTGAATGGGAAGAGCGATACAAAGATGGATTGAAGACTGTTGACCCTGACGGTGGCATGGATGAATCAGAAGATGAACGTGCGGCCCGTGGTTTATCTACAGTAGTCCACCCGATGATAGCTGAGGCGGCAACACAGTTTAACGCTAGAGCAATTGCAGAGCTATACCCATCTGGAGGCCCAGTAAAAACTGTTATTGTTGGCGATCCGAATCAAGAGCTAGAAGACCAGTCAAGACGTGTCAGAGAATTTATGAATTACCAGATTACTCAGGAGATGCCTGAGTATTTCCCAGACTTAGACCAAATGCTATTCCACCTGCCTTTGGTTGGTCAGACCTTCAAAAAGGTTTGGTGGGATGCGAATATGGGGAGGCAGTGCGCTCAGTTTGTAAAGGCTGAAGACTTTGTTGTGGCTCCTGAATCAAGAGACTTGTATACATCACCAAGGTATACTCAGGTTATTAGAATACCGAAGAATGACTACAACCGCTACGTTCAGTCTGGCTATTATCTTCCTGTTGAGTTTCACGGGAATGACATAGATCCATCTGGCGATACGATAGGCGAGATCGAGGGCATTGATCAGTACGGTGATACTCAGCAAGATGAAGTTGTTACATTACTGGAAATGCATGTCTACGAGAAGTTTGACGGTGTTAGTGATTACGAGGACGACGACGAGGCTGACGAGAATTTAGTACACTTCCCATATGTCGTCACGATTGATTATGATAATCAGTCGATTGTCAGTGTCAGGAGAAACTGGAGAGAAGACGACGAACGCAAACTTAGGAGAGATTGGTTTGTCTCTTACAAGTTCTTACCAGGATTAGGCTTTATGGGTTTTGGCCTGTACCACTTAATTGGTGGATTAGGAAAAGCGGCAACTGGCTCATTGAGGGCGTTACTAGATTCAGCGGCATTCGCAAATATGCAAGGTGGATTTAAGTTAAGAGGTCGAGTTTCAGGTGGCGAAGTTCAGGTTAATCCTGGCGAGTTCGTAGACTTAGACGCAACGGTTGACGATGTTAATAAAGCAATTATGCCATTGCCATTTAAGGAGCCAAGTCAGTCGCTCTTTAATTTGCTTGGATTTATTGTTCAGGCAGGACAGCGATTTGCTAGTACGGCTGATTTAAATGTTGGGGATGTAAACCCAAATGCGCCTGTTGGTTCGACGCTGGCTTTGATAGAGCAAGGTAGTAAGGCTTTTTCAGCCATTCACAAGAGGTTGCATTACGCTCAAGGTCAAGAGTTCAAATTACTTGCGGCACTTAACGCAGAGAACCTTCCTGAGTCGTTTACATTTTCGTTATCAGGCAGAAGCGAACAGATTTTCGCGGCTGACTTTAACGATCGCATTGACATCCTCCCTGTCAGTGACCCCAACATATTTTCAACTGCTCAGAGGATTGCTCAGGCTCAGGCTATTTTACAGATGGCTCAGTCAGCACCTCAGTTCCATAATTTATATAATGCGTATAAGCGGATGTATGAGGCGATACGCATACCCAACATTGACGAGATACTGAAGAAACCTGAAGAGGCTGTTCAGATGGATCCGATTGATGAGAATATGTCAGTTATGTATGGCAAGCCAATTCGTGCGTTTCCTGAGCAAGACCATGATTCTCACATTGCTGTCCATATACAGTTTATGCAAGATCCATCTCTGGGCGGCAATCCAGGAGCGGCTCCGATGCAACCTGTGTTAGTTGCTCACATTGCAGAGCATATTGCGTTACTTTACAGAGTTCGTATGGAGGCTGGTATTGGCATGGAAATGCCGCCAATGCCTGACTTTAAAGATCCAGACTTTACATTTGATGATGTGAACCCTGAATTAGACAGGTTAATTAGCCAGAGGGCGGCTCAAGTTGTACAGGCATCGCCTCAAATGCAACCAATTCCTGCTTTACAGGCGGCTATGCAACAAGGTCAGCAACAGGGTGATCCACTGCAATACGCACAACAGCTTGCACAATTAGAGACTGAGGCATTAAAAGCTAGAACTCAATCGCAGATACAAGCAGATCAGGCTAAAGCGCAATCAAATATCCAGATTAAACAGGCAGAAGCACAACAGAAAATGCAAATCGAGCAGGTTAAGGCTCAGGCTGACCTACAGGCCAAGGTAGCGAAGTTGGAGACTGAATTACAGTTAGAACGTGAGAAAAACGCGGCTGAGATTCAGTTAGAGCGAGAGAAGAATGCGGCAGAGCTACAGATGGAGGCAATGAAGAACAATGGCATATGATATGTTGGCCTCTATAGCACCGATTAATCCACAGGCATTTGGCCCTATTGTACAGCAGGGTCAGCCTCCACAGGGCGGAAGGCCACAAGGCCAACCTCCACAGCAAGGTGGAGATGTAATGACGCAGTATTTAATGAATAAAGTCGCTGAGATTAGAGGCGACAGAGGTCAGGGCGCATTAGGAGGCGTTATGGCATCTATGGCTCAACCGCAAGTAAGAAGAGGATAGTTTTATGTGTTTTGGTGGTAAAGGTGGTGGTGGACATCAAGGTGGCGGATCAAGTCAAGAAGATGGTGAGGTAAGAAAAGCCCACAAAGAAGCAGGGATTCCAGCGGCTGAGACAAGACGTTACTTTAGAGAGAAAGAAAACCCAGCGCATATGAGAAACAAAAATGCGGCTGGCGGCAATACATCTGTTTCGCATTCTAGGGATGAAGGTGGAAACTTAGTGGCGAAACAAGTTGATTATGGTCAGGGAAGTTTTGCTCCACCTCAAGGCGTTAGGGAGGGTGACCAAAGTCTAGCTATGAACCAACAAAAAACAATTCGTAGAGATTTTATAAGAGATAATAAATTTTTACCTGACCGAAGCTCATTAAGTGACAACTTAGTTGCTCAGAATTTAAGTAGAACTGAGAAATACAAAACTACGTCCGATCAATTTAGAGGTAAAACACCTGGAGAAATAGAGGCTATCAGAGCGGCAAATAGGGCTAAAGATCCTACTGACTTAGATGGCGATGGGAGTAGGCTTACATCTACTGATAATAATTTTGTTGTTTACGGCATTGGCACGACGACAAACCCTGACGGGAGTATGAAGGGCGATGGCGCACAGCCTGCTATTTATGACCCAAATTTACCAGAAGGTTACCGAGGTATTCCACAGGTAGACCCTAATAGAAAGTCAGACAAAAATCTAACTATGTTTGGTAAAGCTATGAGGACGGTAGGTAAGCCAGTGATTGGTGCGTTATTACCAGGTGCAGGTGCGTTGATGTTAGCTGATAGATTTAGCGATAAGATTCCAAGTTTTTTAACTGGGGGCGATGCGCCTGGCAGTGCTAATGATCAGGCTCTATTGCGTCAAGAAGAACAAAGATCTGCGTTTCCTGTACCAATAAATTCAAAAGTTGCACCACCAACTAGAGAATTTAAGTCATATGTGGATTCAAGGAATTTAAATCTGGGTTCACTGGGTGGCATTAGTCCAGAGACAAATAATATTGGCGCAAGTTCGGCTACAGCATTAAGTTCGATGGGTGGAGCAGAGACTGACCTAGCAATTAGCACATTACCTAATCGCCCACAATTACGTCCAAAAATTATGGCAAACAATCTTGATGATGCTAATAAATATGGGGAAACAATTACAGTAGATGGTTACCCGAAAAAATATGCACAAACAGTGCCAGTTTCAACGTATTTTAGAATGAATGACCCATTTGGAGATTATAATGATGATAATTTTGATCAGGTAATGCCTCCATCAGACGAGCCAGAGACAAGTTCATCATCACCATATTTTAATTATACAGAATGGACACCAAGTGACCCAACATATTTAGGTACAAGTTCTTACGGTGGTAAATGGTCAACTGGTGCTTCAGGTGTTGCAAGCACTGCTCCCACAGGAATATACAGTGATGGTGGGGCATCAGCGCAAGTCCTAACAGATTTCTACAATGATAAGACAGGACAATATTACACGGCTCCTAATGCTGGCTTTTACGCTGAAGCAGGATCTAACTGGAAACGAGGAAGACCTACCTCCTCATACGCATAGAAGGAATAAAACAATGGCAATGACAAAAGAGCAATTACTAGAGCAAATGGAAATGGATCAAATGATTGCCGAAGCTGAAATGGCTGGTGATCCATATATTCAAGATGATCGTGTTCAGCTTTCAGCAGGGCCAGAAGGAACTGGCGATAATATGTACAGAGATATGGGTGCAATAGATCCGAGCCAGATGAATACAGGCGCAGGAGATATGGGGGGCATTGAGCCAGAAAACATAAGCAACGAAGAGCTTATGATGGCCGAAGAGTTTATGAACTCCTTACCTCCCGAAGAGAAGAAAGGTTTTATGGATTTGTTTATGGCAAAACCAAGAGAGGCACTAAATGCTGTTATGGATACTTTAAGACAAGTGTTTGATCGTGAAGAAGAGGAAGGTTATGTTCCTGATCAATACATTAGTTACGATTCTGAAGGTAACGCCACGATTGGACCGCGTAGTATAGCCAAGTCTAGTGGGCCTGCTACAGATTTTAGAGGAACAGATCTTTATTCTGACTATAGGTCATACCCAGATACAGTAAGAGGACGAGATAATATAAAAAGAAGAATTGATATGGATATGGGGCAACCAGTAGTACCTAGAAGAATTGTCGATGGAGGTGAATACGAAGACTATAATGATCCAGAGAACGATGCTATTTTCGACCGAGGAAAGCTAGAAAGAGCGCGTTTTCAAAGTCAAGATCGTATCGCAGAAATAATTGGTAGGGAAGAATTGAAAAAAAGAATGATGGATTCTTATTATGATGAAAATCGCCCTCCAAATTTTGGAAGATTAGAAAGTGATGCTCGTAGAGGCGTGTTGAATAAACTTGATAGGTAAGATGTGTAATATAATTAATAAAGGAGAATAAAATGGCTGAAGTAAATGTAGAGAACATGGAAGAGAATGCACAACTCTTCGAAGAGAAAATGGGCTTTGCTCATACTGCGGATGGTTTGCAAATGACTGACGATCAGCTTGTGAACTTCCTATTGCTCTGTCACCATGACCAGTACAACATGTCTGACGACGAGGAGTACGAAGAGGAAGACATGGATGAAGGCAAGGACGTTAAGGTCAAGGTAATGAAACTTGGCGGTGGCGATGTGCATGAAATGATGAACAAGATTCTTGGTGGGTAATGCCAGTTAAGAAGGTTAAGGGCGGTTACCGATGGGGCAACTCAGGTAAGGTCTACAAAACGAAGAAGCAAGCAGAGCGTCAGGGCAAAGCTATATATGCCTCTGGCTATAAACCAAAAGGAAGGAATACAACATGAAATGGATTATGAACAGACTATCTGAGCCGTCATCTTGGGGTGCTATTGGCGTTGGTGTAATTGCTGTAGGAACAATAGTAGGCATCGGTGAGTTGGTTTTCGTCGGGTTGGGCTGTGCCATACTTGGCCTGATTCTCTCAGAAGAAGCCAAAAAATAAAATGGGCTTGGCTAGTAGTTTAGCAAAACTTACAGAAGAAGGTTTGAAGACTTTAGATTTTGGAGCATTAAAAAATCTTTTAAATCGTTATTATTCGAATCTGGACAGAGGAAGTAAGCTAACTACACGAGGCCAAGTGCAAAATACTGACTTAGGTCGCATAAAAGTTAATGTTGGTAGAGTTCCATTAGAGGAAACAGGTCGAACAATTATTTATCCTAATGATGTTGTTGATCCATTACCACTTAACCTTGAAAAACTGTTAAAAGAAGATGCAGTTGTTATTCCAACAATGTGGGATAGAAGTGATTTAGGTGTTTTAAAACGTGTTAACGAACAGGATCTGGCTTTTGATGTTCCTCTTGAAGCTGGTTACAAATACCCTACTACAAGATCTAACTTTGAGGCTAACAGATATGGGGCAAGCAACCAAAGTCCTGTAACAGTTGTAATGAATGCCGCAAAACGAGCTTCTGGACAAGTTGTTGATAAAAAAACTGGCGAGATTATAAAAGAAGGTAAGCCAGTTTACGGTGTTTACACCAATATGGGTGGAGAAAGTAACGATTACTCAACAATGGTTTCAGACACGTTACTTGCTATGATGCCAAGTTCAAAAATGACAAAAAAATCAATTAAAGAATTTGATGAACTTATGTCAAAAGAAATAGACGATTGGCCTGGTCTTAAAAATATTCAAGAGAACCCATCTAGAATGGAAGACGTTCGTGCTTTTTTAAATAGGCCACAAGGTGGTAATGATAGAAAAACATTTGTTAAAGCAATGGAAACAGCAAAATGGAATGACTTAGGTTTTCCAGATGTTGTATCTGCAAGAGCCGCTACATCAGTGCAAGATATGTTTGGTATGGGAACTGGAGATGCTACTGGACGAATAGTTGGGCAAATAGATTACAATGCTCCAACAACAAATATAACTGACCATAGCACATATCCTGTGTCTATTCCTCGTGTTGCAGGTTCAAAATTATATAGAACTGCTGACGAATCTGGTGCATTTGCAGATATACCAAGAGATCTTCTGTTACCAGATTATTTAAAAGAAAGGCGGCTACTCAAAAGTCCAGAACGTAGTGATACAAGAGCTATTACAATGTCTGTACCCTCTCAAGAGGTAACGCCAAAATTTGTTGATGATATACTTATGAAGATAAGAGAAAGTAAAAGCCGTGGCTATCCAAACAATCGCTAATCACCATCAGGATCTGGAAACTCCTTCCTGTCTATATCAAGAAAGTTACAAACAAATCGATCTAAATCGTCTATTTGTTTTTCTTGCTCAAAAGTTAAAGTGCCACTTTTGTCTGAGTTTCTGTGAATATCCTCAGATAATTTCCAAAGTCTATCCCAAACAAGCATTCGTATCGTATGCGGATCGTCCATTTTTATCTCCCATAATAATGAACGCAATGTACTATTTTAAACAAGCAAAGGCAAGCAACCAATGAGTTTATATGAAAACATACGAAAGAAAAAAGCTAGAATTATAAAGGGTTCTGGAGAGAAGATGCGTAAAAAAGGTGACAAGGGTGCGCCTGCTAAGGGTATTTTTACAAAGATAGCTAAACCCAAGAATAGGAGAGCATAATGGCTAAAGGTGTAAAACATTATTTTAAGACTGGTAAAGAGCATAAGGGCGCGACTCACAAGGATGCAAAAGGCAAAGTTATGTCTGGTGCGAAGCACACTGCGAGTAGCAAGTATCTTGTCCACATGAGTGACCTGTCGGCTACAGCTAAGAAAAAAGCTAAAGCGTAATGGCAACGTACAAGGGTAGAAGTGTAAAACTAAACAATCCCAGACGCATTGCGAAGGGTGAGACAAGTTACGGCAAGAAAAAGTCGG